CAAGGTCTATCGCCCTTCGTTGTAATTTTGCAATTCGTTGTTTATACATATTATTACTCCAAAACTAATAACATAGCTTCATCGCTATCTTCTATTTCTTCAATTGGTTCTTCTTCATCTACCGTAAACAATTCTTCAAACATACTCATAGCATTTTCAGTTTTCTTACCGCTAATGCCCTGACTACCTGATTGGAATTGTTTCCAATAACTACTGTGATAATCAATCAAATCTAATGATTCCTGTTTAGTTTTCTTACTAAAGATTTCATCAACAATGTTAGCAAAGAAGTTATCACCTTCAAACTTATGAACTAACATCTTTGGAACTACACCCGTTTCATATTGACGATTAGCCTCTTGAACAGCATTCATATGCATCCAAACATTGTGACTTTGTAACAATGTATAGCTTAGTGTATCCCAACTTGTTTTAGTTTCTTTACCATGTTGTCCTAAGAATCCTACACCACGATAACATAAGTCTTTCATAACTAATGCATCTGTTACTGGACTATTAGTAAATGATTTATGTATCCCATCAGCTAATGCAGCATCACGGAACTTACGCATATCATTGGCATAACTTTTCTTTTCAGCAGTCTTTTCCATTTGATAAGACCACTTCTTATTATGCTCAATAGTTGTATTAAAATATGCTAGTCCTTTAGCCGCACTAAAGAATGGGCTAGCACAATCAAATGTAATCTGTAGACTTGGGTTATGATATTTACGCACCGCTCTTTGAATATCAGTAAACAATACAGCATACTCTAAGATACTAGTGCCCAAACAGTGAATCAAATCATGTTTACCTTCTTGTAGTAATCCATCATGGATAATACCAACCAACCTACGCAAGGTTAAATGTATATCAATCTTATTCTGACCACCAAATGCCCAACCATTGAAGTGATTGTCTGGGTAAATGTTTGGGTCGCAATACTTTTTCATTTCTTCATACCAACTATCACTTTGGGTATGATTACGACCCTGTAATACATTTAAGAATTTACATTTGCCCGAACGATTATTGATAAAATATTCGTTATTGATATGGGTAGCACTAATAGCTTCTTCAATAGTGCTGATACCATGAAGGCTATTCCCATTCTTATCTTTCATGTGATATGTAGTCAATGATTGACTAGGAATATCTAAACACATACCATAGTCCATGTATGTATCCATCCATGTCAATACTGCTTTACGTTTTATCATAGCACGTGGGCAGTTAGGATCTTTCCAATCAGCTGGCCATTGACCTTTAAGAATCTGAAAACCACCACTATCACCCAACATGAATGTACCTTCTTCACGTTCACGTATGATTGACTCACATGGATCATCAACTGTAGTATCTAAGTTAGCATGACCAGCACTATACAAACCCCACTTGTAGTAATACAAACCCTCTTTACTATTTAAGAAGTTTAGTTTCTCAACATCACCCTTGAAACTTGCAGGGATACGTGCTTGATCAAAATAGTTTTGACCCTTACGTTGTTTACCCAAGCCAGCAATATAAAAACTACTGACTGCGGGTAAGAACAATGCCCATTCAGGCTTGTGCTTTGCTGATAGATTATCTTGTTTCAACTGTTGTTTCTTTCTTAATCAAGGTCTTGACAATACTTATTTGTTCTTGCTTTTGCTTGATAGTTTCTAATAAATCTTTGATAGTAGGATTAGTTTCTGCTAATGATTCTAACTCAATTTCTTCATTACGCTTTTGTCTAGCCCAGTCAAGTATTGATTCTGCATCAGCATTTAGTCCTACATTAACATGTCCCATCTGTAGTGTTATCCAAGACATTCCGTCATACACTTCCATACTTTGATTAGTAGTATTGAATCTTAGATTACCAACACCTTGTGCCCCAATATGATTATTAATGTAATTGATAGCAGGACCACCAATTACATTTGTGTATTTACCGGAACTAGCAACGTACTTTATCATTTCTTATTAGCTGGCAATAAGTAAACATAAGTTGCGATACCACTATCAACTGTGATTTCAGTCGCACCCTGATCACTAATCTTAACTTTCTTGTCGCCAAGCAAATCCATGATAGCTAAGAATTCTTTAACGGGCCAACGATGTGTACCTGACAATGTACCAGTAACTGGAGTGTTAAACACAAAGTTACCGCTATGTGTTGAAGCATCACCAAAGAATACTTTCAAATCACTACCATCAGTTTTGAACACGAAATGATCTTCTTCGCTATTCGCTTGTGCTTGTTTCTTAAGACGTTGAATACCAGCAACAGTTGGCTCAAACTCAACATTCCACTTAGCACCCTTGAATGATACACTCTTAACCTTCTCATCAACTACGCTTTTAAGCATAAGACGATAGTCATTAATAAAGTCACCAGTCTTTGTTTCAAAGTGAATAGTAGATGGTACATCTACACCATCACGTTGTGTACGAACAACATTGATTTTAGAATCTTTGTCGTATTCATCAAACCCAATAATTGTTTTGAGTTTGTTTAAGTTAGGCATACCAAACACACCGATGAAGTCGGCGATTGGGTCTTTGAATGTACCGCTTACAATAACACTTTTGCTTTCTGATACTGCGTTGATTGCAGTATCAGTATCTGTGCCAGTAATCTTAATAAGTTCAATGCCACCAAGACCATATGTATGGTCAATTAAGTCTTTTAAATAATCTTTCATTTTGTTTCCTTTGTTTAAAATATTTAGGAGATCCTATCACGTATTATAGTGGAATATATTGCAATAGTCAACACCAGTTTAACCGAATGTGAATAGTTCATCAAACATTGAGTTAACATCAGTATTGCTTCTGATATCCCAATCCAATACACCAAGTAAGTTGTCTATCTTCTCATCTACCAATGTTGATTCCATTAACAAATCATCAAATGGTAATTCCTTGAACCAAGTTGGTAAACGTAATTCATCAACTGGATATGCGATACTAGTGAAACCCAATGCGTTATCTTTGAGTTTACACACAACAATCTTCATACCATCTACAATTTTTTGACTATAGTTATCGTTATACACTCTACGTAGATAGTTCCAGTTAATTGCTGCTCTAGCATGACCAACACCACACTTACCAGTCTTTTCAAATTCAATGGTATGCTTAGTTAGATTGTTAACTGATTTAGGCGAACCCTTTGTCCAGCTATCCTGCTCTGATAGTTTGTTTTTGAATTCTTTAACCATTTCAATAACTTTATCACGCTGCTCACCAGCAAGGACCTTTGTAAGTACATCCATTAAGAATTCTTGTATATACTTAGGAGTATCAGCACGTTTCAAGTCAAGACCCATCGCTTTGATATCACCATTCTTGCCGTTCACATCTTTACGCTTACCTTCTTTATCAAAGATATTGATAGCATAGCGTTTCTTTGTGATAAAGATAGCACGATCACCGATCAATTCACGACCAGCTTTAATGATAGCACCATTCTTACGTGGCGCATGAAAAGCACGTTCCATGAATGCTGGAAAACTTTCATTAGCTTGGTCAGCGATACTATCATACAACCCGATACAAGTTTCTTTATTCCACTCTAATTCTCCATTCGCTATTTGCGAATTGAGAATAGGATATGCAGTAAAGTAACATGAGTCAGTATCACCATAGACGATTGCTTCACCTTCATGTGAATATTCACCTGCGATTGTTTCATTGATATGGCTCATCATATGTTTAACAATTTGACGACCACTTAATGTAACTGATTGACCGATACGTTTGTCATAGAATCGGCAATGTTCATTCAATAGTGCGCCATATGCTGAGTTCAATAAAATCTTACGAACAAGCTGACGTTTATCCCAATACTCACGATCCTCGTTAGTAGTAGCTTCTTTAAGTTTCTTCTGCATTACTTTACGATCACTATACCAACGTGAAAGTAATCCTGGAACTACACCTTCTTTTTCGTAAGTAAAGATAGTGCCATTAGCAGATAACATCCATGGACGATTACTATCAAAAATCATCTTCCATATTTCAGCAGCACTATACTCCTCACTACGACCATCTTCGTAATCTATAGTAAGCATTGTGCCACGGTCCTGATTCATAATAGCAGTATATTCTAATACACTAAATAAACCTTCCCATAGAATAGCACCAGTAACATCCTCATCACCTTCTTTGAATCGTTTCTTAAGGCTAGCAAGTTGCTTACCTTTGTCAAGCATATACTTGTCGGTTAATGTCTGACGGACTTGACCGATGATGGTTTCTCCTGCCATGTTAAGGGCACGAATAACCGAGGGATAGAGCGAGTTAATGTCAACGGCTCCAACGTATTCGTGCATACCTCTTTTCGGC